TTATATTGGTGATATGCTACCTAACTGGGCATTTTATCACGCTATACCATTTTTACGTTTTAAAATAGAGAATGGTAATATCTATTCTAAGACCTCAGAAACAGGAACAGCATTAAGCACGGAAGAAGCGCAGCACCTTAGAGAAGAAGTAAGAAACACGGCAGAATACTACACAGAAAGGCTAATTGATTACATAAAAAATAATATCTCTAGCTTTCCTGAATACTCTACAAATTCTGGTGCTGACGTTAATCCTGATAGTAATGCATATTACGCAGGGATGAATCTAGAAAGACCAATGAATCAAGGAACTAAACTAACATTAAGAGACTTTTTAACACCTGATCTTACATAATGAAGAAAAGGTATAAAGTCAAAAATATTAATAAAACTAAATTAAAGTCGTACTTACAGGCTAAAACAAATACACATGAAACCAATACAAGACACAATACAGGTAGCAGTAGCAAATAGTTCTGCAATAGCTTTAAGTATAACAGAGTGTAATGAAATACTTACATTCGTTTCTTTAATTTTGGCAATATGTTTCACCATTTATAAATTTATAAGATATGAAAAAGAAAAAGCTCAATAGTAAAAATCCCAAGTATAACAAAGCAGAAGCAGAAAAAAAAGATAAATATCCTGGATCTGATAAAAAACTCATACAAGAAGTTAAGGGAGTTAAGGTGTGGGTCTATACAGAACCAAGAAACTAATTTTTTGGACTTAAAATACTTTACTTTCGTAGAATTTGATTCTCCAGATAAAATCGGTTCAGGTGCTAATATGAATAGATATTTTTTAGAGAAACTAGATTATGCACGTGGTAACGCAGGAATACCTTTTAGGATAACGTCTGGGTATAGAACTGAAGCGTGGAATGAGCGTGTCGGTGGGCGTGTAGGTTCTAGCCACTTAAACGGATCGGCAGCAGATATTGCTTGTGCAAATAGTCGTGACAGACAAATAATAATAAAAGCACTTATGGATGTAGGAATTAATCGGATAGGAATCGGTAAGACTTTTATACATTGTGATGTTGATAAATCTAAAGATGCCGACGTAATTTGGCTTTACAATTAAAATAAATTTGAATACTAACTAAAACAACAAAAATGAACGAATTATTAAAAAACTTTCTAATCGGTAAAATTTTAAAATCTAAAAAAGCATGGTACACAATAGCAGCTATACTAGTACAGTTATTACATGAATCATTTGGATTAAACCCTGAAGACACTACTGCTATCATGCACAGTATCATTGCATTAGTAATCGGTCAAGGTATTGCAGATAGTGCAAAGAAATAACAGATACAGATTAAAGCCTAACGAGATAGCTGCTATTCAAAGAATGCGTGAAAAAGAAGTACGCAACGTTTTAGTAATTGGCGACTTACACGAACCATTTTGTCTAGATAGCTATCTTGATTGGTGCTTAAAACAGTATGAAAATTACCAATGCAATCAGGTTGTATTTATCGGTGACATTATCGATAATCATTATAGCAGTTACCACGAAACTTCTGCTGATGGGATGGGTGGTCTGGATGAGTTGGAATTATCTATTAAAAGGATTTCAAGATGGTATAAAGCGTTTCCAGAAGCAACTGTAATAATCGGCAATCATGATCGCCTTATAATGAGAAAGGCACAAACATCAGCAATTCCTAGTAAATGGATAAAATCATACAAAGAAGTATTAGAAGTTCCTAATTGGAATTTTGTAGAACGTCTAGAACAAGACGGAGTACAATACATTCATGGAGAAGGAGGAACTGCTAGAACTAAATGTCGTGCAGACATGATGAACACAGTACAAGGGCATCTGCACACACAATGTTACACAGAACATTACGTAGGAAAAAATTTTAGAGTATTTGGTCATCAGGTCGGCTGCGGTATAGACTTTACTTCATATGCGATGGCTTACGCAAAATACGGAAAAAAACCTGCTATTGGTTGTTCTGTTATAGCTAACAACGGAAAGCTACCAATAAATCTTTTAATGCCTTTATAATGAAGCCAAAACATCAATTACCCATCATTATTATATATATGCTAATCATAGTATTAGTCATATTTCTATCCTTATAAACACCTATTAACATACTCTTTGTTAATAACTTTTTTAATTATTCTGTTAATTATTATGTTAATTATTATTATATTTGCTCTATAATTAAAAAAAAAGAAAATGAAAACACAATATCAAATAGGTCAAAAAGTTAGTTTCAAAACTACAATCTTCGGTGAAAAAAAAATAAAGACAAACACCATTAAATTTATAGAAGAAATAAACAACGAAAATATTTATTTTATTGGTGGGGTTAGTCAATCTCTAGGTATACAACTAGATGGTAAAGAAGATTGTTATACAGTTACAGAAAATAATATTATAAACAAATAAAACAAAAGAAAATGAAAACACAATTTAAAGTAATTAACAGAGAATCAAGAAAACAACAAATTATGAACGCTTCAGAGGTTTCTAGGTTCTTTGAGCTAAACACGATAAGAGATTATGCGGTTAGCACAGTAAAACCAACTGAAGAAAAATTCTTAGAAACTTTATTAATAAGCTGTATGTCTTTATTAATAATAGTATTAACAACTAAACTTTTTGTACAATGAATATAGTTTGCGAAGACCACGTTACAAAGTCTATTTATTTGCAAAGTGAAAAGTCTTACTGCTTTACTTTAGGTAAAACAACTTATGATCTTAGGAATGCACAAAAGACATTTAGAATGATAGGAACAGTAGAACAAATATCTGATCTTTGTTGTGATATGTTAGATAAGGGCGTTCAATGGCAAGACTACTACCCTGTTAAAATGAAAGATAAATACTTAGATATGTATAAAGAAAACGATAATGAAGTAATAATTTTAAATTTAATAGAATGGAAATAGAAACATTAAAAAGAATGAATGACATAAACACATTTCAATGTTGCGATGGTGAGGTTTATCTAAGAGGTACTGACGAACAAGGAAAAGATTTCATGGTGGTTTGGGATGCTTATGACTTTCTTAATTGGATAGATACAGATACAGTTAAATATATTAAAGAACAAGTAATTAAACACATACAAGAAAAATGAAAACAACAATAAACTTTTACGAATTTAAAAATTGGTTCTATAAAAATAGGCCAAACAATTTTAGTGACGCAGGATTACTATCTTTATTTGATTATTTAGAAGAATATGAAGATGGCACAGGAGAAGAAATAGAATTTGACCCTATCGCTATATGCTGCGATTTTACAGAATATGAAGATTTAAATGAATTTAAAGCCAATTACACCTGCGATCAATATCAAGACATAGAGGATTGGGATGGTCTTGAAGATTACACGATGACAATACCTTTAGATTCTGGTCTAGCTGCAGACAAACCTTGTATTATTCAGAACTTTTAAATAAAATTTTATATTTTTAACAAAATTATCAACACATAAAAGAAAATGAAAACTTACACCCCACTAAACAGCATTAATACTAATTTAGGAGAAGAACTAGCAAATAAAAAAATGTACAGCTACAAAGCAGATAACACTAGATTGAAAAAGTATAACGCAGAATTAAAATTGCAAATTATAGAATTAAGACAAAAACTTATACTAATAGAAAAAATATTAAAAAAGAAAATATGAAAACAGAAAAATTGAAAGAGAAGTACATTAAATATGAATTAACAAAAGATGATGTCTTCAAGCATCAGCACTACATAATTATAACAAGATCAGGTATAGAGAAAATACAAGGTATTGAAAAAATCACAATATACTATGATATAATAAAAAGCGAACCCAATTTTGCAAGTGTAAAAGCTATTGCACAAAAGGATGGTAAAATGGTAGAAACATTCGGATCAGCTTTAAAAGGTAACAGCTTTAAAGATGGTAACACAAACACTTGGTACGTATTAGAGATGGCAGAAAAAAGAGCTTTGTCAAGGGCGGTTCTAAAAATGACAGGCTTTTATGAGCTGGGAGTATTTGGAGAAGATGAATCAGAAGAATTTAAAAACAACTAAAAATAATAGGCAGGTTAATTATCATTATAATATTAACGTGCGGTTATGCTTTGTAAAGGTAATGCCCTGTCTATTTAATTATTAACTTAAAAACAAAAAAAATGACAATTAAAGGAACACTAATTAAAAAACTAGAAGTACAAAAGGGAACATCCAAAAAAGGTAATGAATGGCAAAAACAGTCTATTATAATTGAGACAGAAGATCAATTTAAAACACCAGTATGTATTGATGTTATGGGCGATAAAATAGACAAAGTTGCTAACATGGAAGTGGGAAATAGATATGATATATCTGTTAATGTTAGTTCAAGAGAATACAACGGAAAATGGTATACTAACATCAATGGCTGGTTCTTTGCAACTGCAAATATTAATACTAATCAATCAGAAGAAGATTCTGATAACTTACCATTTTAAATATGAAAGCAGAAGATAATTTTTTAGATATATGTAAATTAACAACGGACACGCTTAATATACCTTACGATAATATATTTAGCAATTCAAGAATGAAAGACATTGTTATTCCTAGAGCGGTTGCTAGTATGGTAGCTATACTAGGTGAAAATACTAAGCATAGCGTGATAGCTAAAGTATTTAATAAAAATAGAGCTTCTATTTATTATTATGAAAAGCAGCATTCTAACAATTTTGCTTATTGGGCAGAATATCGTAGGGCTTTTAATAAAGTATTAGGGGCTTACCAAGCTATTGAAAGTTCTAAAAAAACTTTTGAAAACACAAAGCAAATGAATGAGTTTTTTACAAATAATGAAATAAATGGTAATGCTAGTGGGGATATATTTGTTATAGTAAAGTCAGGAAAAAACGAAATTAAAATAAAAACTTCGTATTTTGATTTTTCTGATCTAATTAAAAAAATTAAATTTGTTCTCAAAGATTACAAATATGATTTCAAAATAATATAATGAAACATTTATTAAGTAGCACAGCGTTTATCGTTTTAAACAAAGCATTAGCAAAGCAAATAGGATTGAAAGAATCAGTCCTACTTGCTGACCTAATAAGCAAAGAAGAGTATTTTAAGCTAAACGGTATGACAGATGGTTGGTTCTTTAATACAGAAGCTAATATACAAGAAGACACTACATTATCACCTTACCAACAAAGAAAAGCTCTTAAAACATTAAAGGAAAAAAATATTATAGAAACTAAAAAGATGGGCTTACCTGCAAAACAATTTTTTAAAATAAATGAACAACAAGTTGTTAAGTTACTAAAGGACTTGTCATTAACAAAGTTAACCGCTATTAATAATAATAAACAAATAAAAATAAATAATAAATACTTTAAGAAGCCGAAAAAGATTGAGATTAAAATTTATTGTATTGAAAGGCAAAATAAAGTTGACTACGAAGCGTTTTATGATTTTTACGAATCTAAAGATTGGAAAATTGGTAAAAACAAAATGAAAGATTGGAAAGCGGCTGTTAGAACTTGGGAACGCAGGGAAACAAAAAAACAAACAACAAAGACAAGCAAATTAGATTCACAGATAAGTGAATGGCAAAAAGCAAAAGAATTATTATGAAACATTTAAAAGATTACAACTTACAAGAACTAGCTCGAAAAGTATTAGACCTTTTAGCAAAGACATCAGTTGAGATAGGACACAGAACTGACAGTAAAACATTAGCAAGTCTTAGTAAGATATTTTCTCAAGATTTAATTACAGAAAGAAGATTCAGAAACTTATTCTTTAAACAAATAGAAGAAGCGTTTCACATTGGCGTAAGATTTGGTAAAGACGAACCATATATGAACATAAGAACTTTTTACAAGTGGGTATATAGTCATAAGAAAACTATTGACCATGCTTACTATGAAGTTCACACTCTTGGGAACGACCCAAAAAAAGTACCATTTTATGAACCAAATAAATTATTAAACTGATGGAAACAATAATCGCAATACCAGTAATATTATCTTTACTGTTTATGATAATATATCAAAATAACAAAGATCAGCAATAGTGCTGTAATAATTATAAAAATAAGAAAATGAAAACACTAACACAAAAACAAAGAATTTTGAGACATTTAAATGACAAGGGTAGTATTACTGCGCTTGAAGCCATGAAAGAATATGGCATCATGAGATTAACTTCAAGGATATGCGAATTAAAAGATGAGGGTCATAAAATTAGAAGTGAATTCGTTGGAAGTAAAAATAGATATAATGAGCCAGTATCTTTTAGCAAGTATTCAATTATCCAATAATGGCCAAAAAAACCATTAGTAAACTCAAAAAAGAATTAGACAAATGGTTCAGTTTGTATATAAGGCTAAGAGACGCTACAACTGAAG